TTCACGCTGTATGTCATCTTTGGTTTGTTTGTTTAGTTCTTTGATACGATCAGCACGTTCACTCAGCATGGTAATGCCAAGTAATTGCTCAATGATTGTACGTTGATCGTTGGCTTTAAGACTCAGGAATGGTTCTGTATAAGTGTTGAGAGCCATGATATGCTTGAACATGTCATGACTTAGCCCCAATGTATGCTCAATAGCATCCTGTGTTTCTCTTGAATCGCCCTGTGCTTCGTCGGTAATCTCTTGCTCTTGATTGTTGACATAGAACTTTAACACATTGGGCTTACGACCACGTTCAATCTTGTAATCTGTTCCGTTGACACTAAAGTCCAACGACACCAACATGTTTTTGCCGTTGGTCTTGTTGACCAAATTGTCTTTGCGGATGTTGCTGAGTGCTTGTCCGTAAAGAGCATAGCTTAAGGCATTGATAATTGTGGTCTTGCCTGTGCCGTTACGACTACCATCTCCGCCTAGGTCTAGATTTTCACCCAACACCAAGGTAAGATCTCGTCTATCAAAATCAATACCTTGTGTAGCATTACCCACACTCATAAAGTTTTTAACAGTTAAATTTTTTATTTGGATCATAGATTTTGATAAATTTTGAGCAGTAATTTGGGATCGTAGAATTCGCTCTCAATGGCAGTGATTTGATCAGTAACAATTTGATCAACGCTTTCAAACTTGACTTCGCCGGGTGCAAGGTCCATGTCTACTTCTGTGCGTTTGCTAGGAATAAGGGCCATCTCTCTTAGATTGTGATCCTTGATAAAGGTTTCTTTGATGAATGTAGCTTCTTCATAACTGATGTCAATGTCCAGCTCAACTCGTACATGCATGTTGGGTTTCAAAATATTGGCACCGTTGTCAATACATTCACTTAACTTTAACACACGATACAAAGGTTGTCCTGGCCATGCATGATATTGTTCGGGTTTGCCCCACTCTAAGACCATCATGCCACGTTTGTCGTCACCAGCATCGGCAAAGTTGTGCGGAAAGCAGTTGCCAATATAGTTAATGTTCTTCTTGCTTTGACGCAGATGGAAGTGTCCCGAATACACACTTTCAAATCCATGAAAGTTGTCCACTTTGATTTCACCGTGGTCTGGCATTTCTACCATGGCATTCATTTTAAAGTGTGGCAACTCAAAGTGGCCAAACATATATTTGCCGGATAACTTAGCCAGCTTCTTGTGATCGTCCCCAACTAGCCAAGGAGCAATAACGACGTCACCACTAGTAAACCAGTCATTGACAATGACAATATTCGGTATGTGTTTTGCCCATTCAGCGCCATGAATATCTCTTTTGTCACGATAGTAGAGATCATGATTACCGGGAATAAAATAAAAAGTTTCAAAAGCACGACTTAGTTTCTCCAATGCCTGTACACTAAACTGTAAGGTCTGTAGGTTGATCGATGCACGATGGTTATGCCAGTCACCTAGGAAGAATCCGGTTTCACACCCTTCTTCCTTGGCTTTGGCAATAAACCAATCAATGAATGCCTCGCAATCGCGATTATGGACTAGACTGTTACTCTTAAGACCCCAGTGTATGTCCGTACACACCGCGGCCTTCTTAAATAGATTTGTCATCTAGCTATTGTATATAATCTTCACCGGAGATTACGACCACTTCGGCTCCAAAGTTAGGATCCTTTTTGCCAGCGTTCTGTCTAGTCCAGGAAGGATTCAAGCCTGCTTGCTCTAACATGTCGTCACGAATGTTTTGATTTTTCTTTTCCAAATTTAAGATTCTGGTAAAGGAATTGGTAATGGCTGCTGTATAGTAAGCAAATGGATTCTGTGATTTAGACTCATCAAACTGTAGACCAATTTGACTCAACTGTAGCAAGGCCTGTCCGCGCATTTCTTCATTGTAGGTATAGCCACGCCAGTTTGAGCGAGTAGCATAGCGTTCACACAGCTTCATGAACATGGTAGCAAGAGTGCGAGTCATAGTGCCGTGATCTTTGCTAAACTCTCCATTGACCAGGTCACCTTTCCAGTGACTCTTGCCTACCAAGAATGGTTCTTTGTTTTCGTTTAAACGATAGTGATAAAACGGAGGAAAGTTCAAGCGTACATGTTTTTCATCCAAAACAGGTACGTCTAATAGATCAGCCAGGGGATCTTCGGCTTCAAGGTCCAGTTCTAAAATATCTTCAATTTTTTTCTTTTTTGTTGCTGTTTTTGGCACTTTTTTTGGTGCCATGGGTATGTGTTCCCAACAGGTAATACGGAACACTAGATCTGTATTGGGAATCTTTTTAGGATCCACTACTACACCTGTTTCGCGTTTGATACGATCAGCACGATTGCGCCTTGCTTCAGCAATGGTGCGTTGATTGATCTTTTCTACTGTGGGCAGGATGATATCGTACTGATGATCGTTTACAGGATCTAGGTATGTACAGTAGGTATTTTTGCTAAGGTGTATTTGTTTTAAGATATCTCTATTGTTGAGATAATTTGTTTTTGCTGGTGTTTTTACTATGGGCGTGGCCAATGTATATCTCCTAATTAGATATTTATTGTAGCATAAAAACCACGGTTGTCAACCTCTTAATCATTAAATATGCCGTTTTTTTCTGCGGTAAATATACAGATAACAGGACCAACGAATGCCATACATTTCCTACAACGGACAACTTTTTCAAGTAACTCAGTCTCAATATAACAGTTACACCATTGGAGACCCGTTGCCTACAGGATCAATATTGACCTCTACACCCAATGTAGCGGCCGGTGGTACTGTGACTAATAATGATACCTCAACAACACCAATTTTAACACCCAACACCACAAATAATACTCCAGGGCAATCGCTTACAAGCACAAGTGCTCAAGCAATTACTCCGGCGTCAACTACAACACTGCAACAAGATCTTCAAAATGTAGCCACAGTTGAAGCAGGTGGCACAGTTGCTACTCCTGTGCTAGTTACTGGACTACAACAAGATCTTCAAAATGTTGCTGCTGCTGAACAGGCCAATACATCAGCCACCGCAGTGAACCCAGCTGACACTTTATCGCCGGGCGAAACCATAGTTAATCCAACTGATGTTAATACATCTGCTACACCAGTAGATCCTGCTGTGGCACAAGATTTAGAAAATGGTGCCAACGCAGGAACCGGCACAACAAACACCGGCACAGGAACATCAGCCGATAATGCCAACGCATTGAGCAACATTCAAGGCCTGGTTAAGAATGCACAAAATCAACAGACCATTGCTGATCAACGCAAACAGATCAACAACGGTGACTGGCGTGTGCGCTTGCGCCTGGCTCCTTTGTCCAATTACTTGTATAATGCACCACAACCGGGCATATTGCAACCACTCAAAGTCACAGATGGAATTATATTTCCATACACTCCACAGATTGATACCAGTTATCGTGCCAACTACGAAAGTTATGATCTGACTCACAGCAACTACCGTGGCTACTTCTATAAAAACAGTTATGTTGATGCTATTAGTGTCAAGGCACAATTTACTGCTCAAGATACCAACGAAGCCAATTACCTGCTGGCCGTGATAACATTTTTAAAATCAGTGACCAAGATGTTCTACGGCCAGGACACTCAACGTGGTGCACCTCCTCCGTTGGTTTACCTGTCAGGCTTTGGCGATTACCAGTTTAGAGAACATGCCTGCGTAGTCAGTGCATTCCAATACAGCTTGCCAGACAACGTAGACTACATTCGTGCCGGCAGTCCTAACAATGTTGGTTTGAATTTGACCAGCATACGTGATCGTCAAAGTGTAGCTACCAACAGTATCTTTGGCAGTATCAATAGACTAGCAGCAGCATTTTTGCCCAAAGGTGGTACCATGGGTGCTATATCGCCGCCCACTCTGGGTCTGAATCGCCCAACTTATGTGCCAACTAAACTAGATATCAATCTAACACTATTGCCAGTGCAGAGCCGTCAACAGGTCAGCAAACAATTTAGTGTCAAAGAATTTGCCAATGGCAACTTAATCAAAGGAGGATTCTGGTAATGCCAGCTACCTACGATCCAACCAGTCCGTATTATACAACCGCTTACAGTCAATTCTTTTTGGATGTAATGACCAATCGTCCTATTCCCAAAGAGTCCGACGATATCTTGTTCAAAATCAATTCTACCTATCAGTATCGTCCTGACCTATTGGCGCACGACCTGTACGACAATTCCAAGTTGTGGTGGGTGTTTTATCAACGTAATCCTAATACATTACAAAAGCCACCCTTGGACTTCAAAGCAGATACCTTGATATACATTCCAAAAATTTCTACACTACAGACAGCGTTAGGATTCTAACATGGCATTAGCAGACGATCTTGCCGCAGTAAGAGCCGCAGAAGGTGGTATATTGCCATCTGCCAGTGCTGGCCAAATAGCGCAAGACGATGCACCAGGATCTACATTTCAACAACAAATTGCTGCGGTTAATGTAGAATATCGAGCCAGTCAAGGTCTTGACAATTCTGCTTATGTGGCAACAACAGCCACAGCACCCAGTGATACTTTGACGCTGACTAATAGTCAAGCCACTCCAGCAACTACACCTATTGTACAAGAAACAGATGTCAATCGTGACGTAACCTCTACAGTAAACAATGTTGCCAATCCTACAACCAGTGCTGGTGTAGGTGCCGGCAGTGCAGATGCTGCTCAACCAACAAAGAATTCTACAGCACAAGAAATTGACAATGTATTTTCGTCGGCTGGTACTATTGTGCCACAGCCCAATGTGCTAGATCAATATGCCAGCTATACCTATCAGGCCAGCTTTTATCTAATGAAACCTGAAGCATTTCAGGCCATGGTCAATACCAAGAAGTTTAATCCTGCTGGTAGCCAACTGTTGTTTCAGGACGGTGGAGCATCGGTTACAGGTCGTAATCCGTATTTTAGCAATGACTACTACATTGACCGTTTTGAAATACATTCTACCATTTCGGGCAAGGGCACAGGCACAGCACACAATGCCAACGTGATCAAAATGACCGTGGTCGAACCCAACGGTATTAGCTTGATTGAAAACCTTGACAAGGCTGTAACTGACTACTTGGGCAACACTGGTAATCCACCCAAGAAGAAAAATTTCCAAGCACAACTATATCTGTTGGTTCTTAAATTTTGGGGTTACGACGACAATGGCAAACTGGTACAGGCTGGCCAACCACAGACCGGCACTACTAGCGGCGCAACATCAGCACCAGCGGTAGTAACCAAATATTTTCCAATGGTGTTGAACAGCATCAAGTTCAAAATTGCCAACAAGCTGGTTGAATATGAGCTAGAAGGTACAGCGGTACAGTATCAAATCAACACAGGACAATTACGTGCAGTGGTTCCGTATAATCTTGAATTAAGTAGTACCACACTCAAAGATGCATTCAATGGTGCAGCTGATGTGATTTCAACATCTGAAACTAGAACCACTACCACAGGCGCAACCACTACTAATACAACCACAACTACCAATGTTGTTCCTCCTAGAGATGAACAATCTAGCCAAGAACCAACAGCACCGCAAAAGGCTGATTCAGCGCCCACTAATAAACTCACAGTGCGCCAGGGCATTGTGGCTGCAATGAACAACTATCAATTAGAATTGGTCAAGTCGGGTCAGATCAGCATACCCGATACCTATAGTGTAGAGTTTGTGACTGATGCTATTGCACAGGCCAAGATTGCCAAGGTAGGTCAAGCCGATTCCAAAGATCCTATGCCAACCAATGGCAGTGCCAAACAGCAACTTGATCCCAATGCACAACCTGGCAAGGACACTACAACAAGAACACTGAGTATCACAGCAGGTGCTCCTATGGTGCAGGTCATTGATCAACTGTTAAAAAACTCAACCTACATCGAAGATCAACAGTTGGTCAAGGTATTGGAAAATACTGGACTTCAGGTCCCCAACGGTAAACCTGGAAAAAATTTAGCCTGGTACAAGATCAGTATGCAGGCCACACCCAAGGAGTACGATCCTAAACGTAATGCTCCAGCTTACAACATCAAGTACATCATTCACCCCTACAAGGTCAATGACATGATTAGTAACTACTTCAACAGTCCCAAATACAACGGAGTACACAAACAGTACAACTACTGGTTTACTGGCGAAAATACTCAAGTCCTAAGTTACGAACAAACTTACAATAATCTGTACACACAGGTATTGTCGGGAGGACCACCCAATCCCAATTCTGCCACGCAATCCAGTGTGCAAATGACTCCAGCCACACGCAGTGGACAAAGTGGGCAAGGTGCTATAGGACGTGCCAACGAACCTGCGGCCAACGCCGCTGACTACCTGTACAGTCCGGGTGACAATGTCAGTGCTACCATGAGCATTATAGGCGATCCTGCCTGGTTACAGCAAGGTGAAATCACATTTGGTGTTGATTCTAAAAACTTTAACTTCAAAGGATTCCTAGCCGACGGTACCATCAACTTTGATGCACAACAAATCTTGTTTGAAGTCCTGTTTAATACTCCAGTAGACTACAATCTCAACACAGGCCTGATGGATCCTAATGTTCCGGCTAGCACTGCCAATTCAAACGGCACAGCAACTGCCAATTCGGGTTCGGCACCGGGATCTCTTAGACGCAGTTTTATATTTTTAGCCACAGAGTGTATCAGTGAGTTTGTCAAAGGCAAATTTACACAAACTCTCAAGGGCAGCAAGATCAATCAATTTGACAATCAGGCCAGTAAAACTGGTGCAGCCGGAAGACCTACAACAAATAACGGTGCTGGAACAGATACACAGGCTCGAACTACTAATGCAAGTACCGGACCAGATGGAGTCAACTCTATTCCAACTACACAACCAGAATTTGCCACAGTCGACGACAATGGATATGCTTTGCCTCCTACAGCGGCACAAGGCATTGCTACCAATCCTGATGGCACGGTTACACAGTACCCTCCCAATCCAAACAGCACCGAGGCAGTGGCCGCAAACAATTCGCCACAAACAACACAGCCAGCAAATCCGCCAGGAACTCCAACATCAACTGGTGATATTATAGTAGCACCTGCCAATGCTACCAACGCCAACACAGGAACAAACTTGGCGCCAGCGCCTAGTATTTTGCCGCTTAAGAATGGCAATGAAACCGCTGAGCAGTATTTGGCAAAACTACAGAACGCATCGTTCCAGCAAGTAAATACAACTCCACCGCAACAACTAAACAAGAGTGACGCATAATGGCAGAGAATATACAACGGTCAACTGGCCGTGCCCAGAATTATAAACTAGATCGTGGAGGCCAACCTGCTGAAGGTGGTCCGTTTATAGGCACGGTTGTTAACAACATCGACAACACACGTCAAGGCCGTTTGCAAGTCAGTATTCAAGAATTCAGTGGCACCAACAAAGACGGAACTCAAAACTTACAAGACAAATCACAGTGGCGTACAGTAAGTTACTGCCCGCCATTTTACGGAGCAACTCCCTTGGCCAGTGGTACCAGTGCTGGCACAGGAACTTATCCGGGTAACCGTAATACCTACGGCATGTGGTTTACTCCACCCGACATTGGTGTACAGGTCCTGTGTTTCTTTGTCAACGGTGATCCAAACCAAGGTTACTATGTGGGCTGTATTCCTAGTCCTGGACAAAATCACATGGTCCCTGCCATTGGTGCAGTTTCAAATTATGTTGTGGCACAAGGAAACAAAAGCCAAGAAACATATTTTGCCAACAGTTCCAGACTGCCAGTGGCTGAAATCAACGTCAAAGACACAGCTATCAGCGACAATCCTAAATTCTTTGATCAACCAAAACCTGTACATTCGTTTGCGGCCGCTGTGTTATTTCAGCAAGGTCTACAGGATGATCCTGTGCGTGGTAGTATTGGCTCCAGTAGTCAACGCGAAAGTCCGTCAAGTTGCTATGGTATTTCAACTCCGGGCCGTGCTATTTTTCAAGGTGGCGCCACTGAGCAGAATATTGATGCCAAGTTAAACGATCCCAAAACACAGACAGCCAGTATTGCAGTTATTGGTCGTAGAACCGGACATACCTTTGTCATGGATGATGGTGATCTCAAAGGTGCTGACAACCTAATACGTATTCGCACAGGCAAAGGACATCAAATTACCATGAGCGATGATGGCAACTGTTTTTACATTTGCCATGCCAACGGACAGACCTGGGTTGAACTAGGACAAGAGGGCACCTTGGATGTGTTTAGTACCAACAGTATTAACCTACGCACAGAAGGCACGCTGAATCTGCATGCTGATCAAGATGTTAATATTTTTGCCGGTAATCAATTGAACATGAAGAGCAAAAAGGCTCTAACAATTCAAAGCGACGATGCATTAAGTGTGGCTTGTAAGCAGGCTCTGACAATTTTCAGTGAAAACAAACTGGGATTAAAATCAAACACACAACTAGCACTCAAGAGTAAACAGGCCACATTCGACGGCGGTGCTAGTCTAAGCCTCAAAGGCACATTGGTTAGCTTAAATGGCGGCCCAAGCCTGGATGTAGCAGCACCCAAAGGTCTAACCAAGTATGTGATGCCCGACACCAAGTTTGACAACAGCACAGGATGGAAAGTTTCGCCTGAGGGCATTGAAAGTATTGTGACTCGTGCGCCCACACACGAACCTTGGCCCTATCATAATCAAGGTGTCAGCAACAAGGTCAGCCTGGAATCAGGACAGCCTAGTCCTCCACCAGGTGCACCAACCATGCCGCCCGGAACCAGTATTACCTTGACCGGTGCTAATGCTGCCAAAGTAGCAGAACTAAAATCAAACTTGGCCAATTACAAGGCCGAGTTGGCCAAGGATGAAGCATTCCGCGCCCAAGTTATTGCAGACAATGCTCCAGACGCAGCATCGTTTGTGGCACAGATAGATCAAGTCATTGCTGACCGCAAGAAAATTATTGCAATTACAGAACAACAAATTGCAACCCTAGAGCGCACAGGATCCGCATAACATGGCAATATTCAAATACACCTTGCCCAGCGGCAATCAATTTGAACTAAATGCGCCGGCTGGTACCACGCAGGCTCAGGCTGATTTTATATTTTATAGTCAGGTAGCTGCAGGCAGCCTGGTGGGTTATACCATTGGACAAACACTGACCAGTGAACAAACTAGAAAAACCAACTTTGAGCTCAGTCGTAAAGAGCGCGATACTGCTGGTGTAGACCGTGTGACCATACTGTCCATTGTGACCAACGAAATAGGACTGTCAGTGCCGGCCTTGAACAACGTGCCCTTACAGCCGATCAATGCTGCCAAGTATGGCCAAACTCAAGCTCTATTTCCTTTAGGACCTGATCCGGTAGGCCCACTGGGCCCGGGCGATGTAGTAGGAGTTATTACAGCCACTGACACCTGGGTTGATCAAGCACCCGATACCATTACCGATACCGGTATTGGAAATTACAATCTAACTCCACAAACTCTGGAACAAACAGGATATCTCAAACCCGGTACCAGCAATTATCCTAACTTTCCTTGTGTAATTGGAACTCCTAGTGTATGGACCGGCAAGGACGGAGTCAATAGTGTAGCTGGTATCCTAGCAGATCCGCAACTACAGGCCAAAATACAAAATAATTTATTGACCTTGAGTTACAATGCCTTGACGTCATCGGGCACTATTCAAACTCAAAATCCACAAGCAGCGTCAGTCAGCACAGGCACAATCTTTGGTGCTCTAGGATTGAGTACCCTAACTCCGGCTACACTAGTTTCTGGCACAGCGGCCTTGAGCAGTAATTTTAATAAACTAATAACATCGTCATTTGCTGGAGTCAATTCTGGCAGTTTGTTGTCAACTCCGATCAACAATATCAGTACCATTGCCAATGGCGCAGTTAATTCAGTTACACAGGGCGTGGCCAATTTGAGTGCAGGCGCAACTACAGCAGCCAATCAATTGATCAAAGAATCCGTGGGCTCCGTGGTCAACAATGCCGCACAGTTTTCAGCGCCTGTGGCAGCTGCCTGGTCCAAAGGCAGTGCTGCATTTAATAGTGCCCTGGGCTCTGCACAAGGTGTACTAAATTCAACCATAGACGAAGCCAAAGGAACTTTAACAGCCGGCTTTAATTCAGCCAAGCAATTTACTACCAATGCTCTGGGCAATCTAACTGATCTAGCATCAGGTGCCCTGGGTGGACTAGGCACACAAGCACAGACCTTGTTGAGTAATCTAGGTGGCAGTCTAGATGCCTTTGGCAAAATGTCTGGCTTTAGTGTGGATTTTGCCCTGTTCAACAGTGACCGTTTGGTATCACCTACCAAGGTTGCGGCAGCATTTAATAACACAGTTAATCGACAAACAGTTGATGCCGCTGTTACTCGTATATTAGGAAATCCTAAAATTCCTACACCTAGCTTTGAATTTCCTTCGGAACTGACCAAGGGAATTAATGCAGATATCTTGCAGGCACAGCAAAAATTAAACGAGCTAAAACAGCAGTTGTTGGGATAGGTTAAATAACATTATGACTACCTTTATCGGCTACAGCACAATCAATCAATATAAAAAATTTACTCTAGTAGATTTTGAATTGATCAAACGTGATCTATTAAATGCATTTAATATTCGCCAAGGCGAACTAGTGGGCTTGCCCGGCTACGGCACCACTATCTGGGATAATGTTTTTGAAAATCAAACTCAAGAGACCCTAAGAAACATTACCACAGAAATAGAGCGTGTAGTTGGTGGAGATCCACGCATACAAGTAACCAATTTAGATTTGTTTCCACAACAAAATGGCATACTGATTCAACTAGAAGTGGCCACGATTCCAGGACAAACAGCACAGTTATTGTCGGTGTTCTTCAATGAACAAACCCGTCGCGCCAGCTACGTTTAACTACCCAGATTATTCCTGTAATAAATAATAGAACAACGGAATAACCATGGCTAAAACTACAAGACAAACCGCGATATTTGGCGTTGAAGATTGGAAAAGAATCTATCAAACCTACCGCGAAGCTGACTTTCAAAGTTACGATTTTGAGACCCTACGCAAGAGTTTTGTAGACTACTTACGCCTATATTATCCAGAAACATTCAACGACTACATTGAGTCCAGTGAATTCATTGCCCTGCTGGACGTTATGGCCTTTATGGGTCAAAGTCTTGCATTCCGTACTGATTTAAACACACGTGAGAACTACTTAGACACAGCCGAGCGCCGTGACTCAGTTGTAAAACTTGCACAATTAGTTAGTTACACACCCAAGCGTAACACAGAAGCTAGTGGTTATCTCAAAGTTTTCAGTGTACAAACAACAGAAAACGTTGTAGACTACAACGGTGTTAACCTTGCGTCAGTTACAGTTAACTGGGCTGATCCTAGCAACCTAGATTGGCAAGAACAGTTTACAGCCATCATCAATGCCAGTCTAGTTAATACTCAGCGTGTGGGCCGTCCAGGAAACAAACAAACAATTCTTGGCGTAGACACACAGGAATACACAATCAACCTGGTACCGGGCTACTTGCCTATTGTGAGTTACACTGCTACCATTGATGGCATTAACATGCCATTTGAAGCTGTGAATGCCACATCGGCTGGCAAGAGCTATGTGTATGAACCCAGTCCAAAACCCAATGGACAGTTTAATATTTTATTCCGCAATGACCAATTGGGCTTTGCATCAGCCAACACCGGTTACTTCTTCCTGTTCAAGCAAGGTGTTCTACAGAATCAAGACTTTAACTTGCCAGAACGCATCAGTAATCGCGCAGTAGACATCAATATTGAAGGTGTCAACAACGAAGACAAGTGGCTGTATCAAATTGACAACGTGGGTAACATTGCCCAAGAGTGGACCTTTGTTGAAAATGTCTACGGAGCCGCAGTTGAACAGTTGACACCGGGCACACGAACAATTTTCTCTGTGACCAGTAGAACCAATGATCAAATCACACTGAACTTTGGTGACGGAGTGTTTGCCACTATTCCAGTGGGCCTGTTCCGTGCCTATGTTCGTGCAAGTAACGGATTACAATACATCATTAATCCACAAGAGATGCAGAGTGTACAGATTCCTATCAGTTACGTGAGTCGCACTGGCAACCTAGAAACAATCACATTCACCTGTGGTATCACACAACCTGTGTCAAATGCACAAGCACGTGAAACTATTGGCGAAATCAAGCAACGTGCTCCTGCTCGTTACTACACACAGAATCGTATGGTCAATGGTGAAGACTACAACAACTTCCCATTCACTGCTTACAACTCAATATTAAAGTCCAAAGCTCTTAACCGTGCGTCGATTGGTACAAGTCGTTATCTTGACCTGGTTGACAACACTGGCAAATATAGTTCCACAAATATTTTTGCCGCAGATGGTGCACTCTACGAAGCCAACAACTTGCCAGCGTTTCAGTTTACCTGGTTGACTAACAATGATATTTCTGATATCATTGCCAACAAGGTTACACCAGTGTTGCTCAAGGATGGCGCTGTACAATTTTATAATGCCAACTATACACGTCCAGACTTATCTGTGCTGAACATAACCTGGCATGAAAGCACTACACAACTAAATGAAACTACCGGCTATTTTGAAAACAGTCTAGGTAATCCTGTACAGATTGGCAATTACAGCAGTAATAACACCAAGTACATACAGGTAGGAAGTCTGGTCAAGTTTGTGGCACCTACAGGTTATTTCTTTGACAAAGATAATCAATTGGTAGCAGGCACTCCAATTCGTGCCGGGGAAAAATATTCTGTATGGGCCAGTCCTACTGCCATATATCTTGATGGAACCAATCAAGGCTTGGGTAATTTTGAAAATGGCCTGGGTCCGGTTGTGCTCAATAATTTTATTCCAACTGGTGCTATTGCCACACAGGTAATTCCTTTATTCACTACAGACTTTACCAGTACATTTGCACAGAGTATTGCTGAACAGATTCGTTTGAATCGTAACTTTGGTTTGGGCTACGACAACACCGGCAGTATTACTGGCACACCTTATACCTGGTACTTGATCAATTCAACCAATCTTGCTGTCAATGCCAATTTTAGTTTGGCCAATGCTGGCAACACATCTGGAGCTAATCTAGATGCTAGTTGGTTTATACAAGCAACTACTGATGGTTCAACCTATACAGTACAGAGTCGCAGTTTAGATTACTATTTTGGTTCAGTATTAGAAACACGTTTCTTCTTCTTTACCAATCAAAAGATTTATGATAGCCGCACAGGCACAGTAATCAGTGACTTTGTTAATGTATTAAAAACCAACAGCAAGCCTGACAACAACACTCCATTGGAAGGTGATACCAAATTGCGTATCATTGGACAACCTGTAGAAAGCGACGGTTATGTAGATGACTTCCAGGTTCTAGTTGGCTATCAAGACAGCGATGCCGACGGAGTTCCTGACAATCCAGATTTCTTCAATGACATCGTAGCACCTGGTATCAACAGCAATTTAAAATTGGTATTCCTACAGCGCACAGTGGACTTTGATAACCTGCAACGCTATCTCCTGGTTGAAGCCGGAGTAGTCAACAGCGAATATGCCACGGTGGATGCCATTGAGTTGGTCAAAGAACAGTATGTGGATGGACAGGTATTTTATGCCTATAATCCTACCAGCTTGCCAGCCAATCAAATCAACTACAGTGAAGGATCGTTCTATGTTCTTACTTTGAACAATGATGGATCACGCACTTTGAATCCAGCTACACCGGGCGAGTGGATTGCACGTGTAGGACGTCAGGATCTGTACTTCCAGTATCGTCATAACAGTCCGTTGACATCCAGACTGGATCCTGGCACCACCAACATCATTGATATCTATGTAGTGACCTTGGCCTACTACACTGCCTATCAAAACTGGATCAAAGATTCAACAGGTACTGTTCAAGAGCCAACTCCACCTACCTTGGATGAGTTGACAACCGAATATGCCGGCTTACAAAATTACAAAATGATTTCAGACAACATGATTCTAAACAGTGTTGAGTTCAAACCCTTGTTTGGTGCCAAAGCCGCTGAAGAATTACGTGCCATAATTAAAGTAATACCGGCGGCGAATACCACTGCCAGTGTTAGTGAAATTAAAAACTTGGTTGTAACTTATATGGATGCTTACTTTACTTTGGACAAATGGGACTTCGGTGCTACATTTTATTTCTCGGAGTTGGCGGCATACATACACAGTCAGATTGGAGATATAGTGAGTTCAGTTGTATTGGTACCGTTGAATCCTCAGAAATACTTTGGTGATCTTTACGAAATTCGTTCAGCTCCAAATCAAATCTTCATTAATGCAGCCACAGTAAACGACATTCAAGTTATTCAAGCCTTGACCAGTACAAATATTCGTACTGCACCTGGTAGTGGAGTAATTTAATGGCAAGAGTCCGCACAGTTGACTTCCTGCCAGAGATATTCCAGACACCGGTCAACAGACAATTTCTCTCGGCAACACTGGATCAGTTGGTCCAAGAGCCTAGCTTTAAAAAGACACAAGGCTATGTAGGCCGCAAGGTTGGTCCTGGTGTCAATCCTGCTGACAAGTATGTGATTGAACCCACTAAGAGTCGCAACGATTATCAACTAGAGCCTGGCGTCATTGAAATTGATCCTGACAACAGCAAAAACATCATTGATGCCATTACCTATCCTGGTATCACTGACGCTCTTAAATTACAAGGCGCTGACACTAGCAAAGCTGATCGTTTATACACCAGCGAATACTATGCGTTTGACCCTTTTGTTGATCTAGACAAGTTTACCAACTTTAGTCAGTACTATTGGTTACCATCGGGTCCCCTAGCAGTCGACGTTTATTCAGATGCTATTCCCTTAACCGACACGTTCACAGTAACTAGAGCCAATGGTGTTTACACTTTTTCAGGAGTGCCTGGAGATAATCCTGTAATCACTTTGGTACGTGGCGGCAACTACGAATTTGTAGTAGCGCAGAATAACAAAGAGACTGTTAACTTCCGTGTCACAAACAACGGCACCAGCAGTTATGTTATTGATTATCAACCCAATCCTACACTAACACTGGTTCGCGGCAATACCTATGTGTTTAATTTGAATCTGGATGGTGTATATCCATTCTACATCAAGACCTTGGCCAGTTTAGGCAATACCAATACCTACGATACCGGTGTGTTGCGCAACGGTGCCACTACAGGCATTATTACGTTTACTGTGCCACAAGACGCACCCGACACCTTGTATTATTCCAGTGCCAACGAATTTAATCTGCGTGGTCAAATCAACATTGTCAACGCCACACCAGGCACAGGTCCTGGTTTCTGGATTCAGACCGACCCAGGAGTTAATGGTACACTACCTTATGCTCCTAACATCAGTGACCGCACAGTGCTGGGCGTTGGCAACAACGGCGAAGACTTAGGTACTGTTACCTTTGATGTACCTTACAAGGATGCACAAAGTTTTTACTACAGCCTGACCAGTATAGGCACAGTTGATCTTGTTACAAATCTACAGTTTGATCAGATCAATAATCAATTTGTCACACCATTTTTGCAGGCCACAGGCGGCATTGATGGTATTACCAATCTAGATGGCCGTACTGTAGTATTTTTAAATTCTAATTTAGATCCTGAAGCCGGCGGCTGGCAACGCAACACACAGTTTGATCCTTTGGTACAGGCTCCAACCAACAACGGCCTGCCAGGCAGTTTTGATTCTGTATTGTTTGATCAAACCACAGATATTCCTGTCAACGAGTACTACGACGTTTATCAAATTCAATACAAGTATGATACCGATGGTCAAGCCTACATGGTGTTGAACAACATCCTGACTGTAAACAACTTGGAAAAATTCAGTATTTTGTTTGGCACTCAGTATTCCAGTACTCAATGGTATAAAAATGCCGAAGGCTTCTTTGAAGAAATTCCTTTGTTGACTGCTATCAAAGATGTGCTGTATTATCAAGACGGTACAGATCCAGAAATCTTTGGACAGATTCGTTTGGTAGATCAAAACAACAGTGATCAGATCGATGTAGACTCAATCATTGGCAGAAAAAATTACACATCACCCAATGGCGTGGTGTTTACCAATGGATTAAAGGTAGTATTCAGAGGCAACGTAACTCCTAGCAGTTATCAAGGCAACGAATACTATGTAGAAGGTGTTGGCACAGCAATCAAGTTGTTGCCAGTAAGCAATTTTGTTACTCCTGAAACTTATACTCAAAGTAGTACAGTGCCTTACGACAGCACACCCTATGACGTGGGCAATTTTGACGCAACATTAAATGCGCCAATTATTCCTGACTATCTAACAATTAATCGTGCTGACCTATCACTGAATCCATGGACTCGTAGCAATCGTTGGTTCCATATTGATGTTATCAATGCATCAGCCACCTACAACAACACAGTACCTACTGTGGACAATCTACAACGTGCCAAACGTCCTATCTTAGAATTCCGTGCCGGAACTAAACTGTTTGATTTTGGTACTGAAGGCATTGCACCAGTTGATATTATTGATTTCAACACCACCGATGCCCTGAGTACCATTAACGGATCAATCGGTTATGGTGTTGATGGATATCCGTTTGTAAACGGAACCACAGTGATTTTTGCTGCCGACACAGATCCAGACGTAAGAAATCAAGTGTATCAAGTAGAGTTTATAACTCCTGACACTATACCTCCCTTGATTGCTGAACCTATTATCAATCTGACTCCAGTATATTCTACACCAGTTCAAATCAATCAAAGCACAGTTTGCCTTAGTGGAGACACTTTGCAAGGCAAGAGTTTCTGGTATGATGGTGTTGAGTGGCTCAGTGCCCAACAAAAAACCAAAACCAATCAAGCTCCCCTGTTTGATGTGTTTGATGCTGATTCTGTAAGTTTCAGCAATCGTGCCAAGTATCCTAGTTCAACCTTTACTGGCAGTAAATTGTTCAGTTACGCAACGCCAAGCACTGCCACTGAAAATTTGATTACCAGCACCTTGAATGATCCTGTGTTGGGCTTCCAGTTGACTTACTTGAGTCTAACCAACGTGGGCGATATTGTATTTGACAATAATCTTTACAAAGACACCTTTGTGTATGCTGAAGGATCTTTGGGTATTACCCTGCCAATCAGTCAGGGTTTTGTTAGACAGTACAGTGACAGATTAAACTATGTCAAAGAAATTGGTTGGCAAAAAGCCGCGACAAAGAGTCGTGCTCGTCAGCAGTTCCAATTTACTTACGATGGTAGTCCTTTATTATTAGACGTCAAGGTCAATGCTTCTACTGTGGTTCCTGCTGTGCAGTTGTACGTAAACAGTCAGTTCCAAGAAAGCAATACCTACACAGTTACAACTACCAACAACACAACTACTATTACCTGGCTCAAGATTCATGCTCCAGGCGATGTGGTAGAAGTAGATGTACTCAGTGATCAAGTCAGTGCCACAGCGTTTTATCAAGTTCCAACAAACTTGGAAAACAATCCTTTAAATGCCAACAGTGAATCATTTACTTTGGGCACCATACGAAATCACTACGGCACTATTTGTCAGAACTTGATCAACTTGTCAGGCCCAATCAACGGTGCCAATAACACACGTGACCTGGGTAATATTATTCCTTACGGTCAGCAAATCCTACAGCAATCAAGTCCGTTAACCTTGGCCGGTTACTTCATGCGTAGCAAAGAATATGATATTTTTGCTGCCTTGGATTATAACAGTCGCGAATATATCAAATTCAAATCCAAGTTGTTGGAAACTGTAATCAACAATGATTATGGAACAATGACTATTCCTGAAATCTTGGATGCGGCCATTGCTGATATCACTTTAGGTCGTACTAATCTTAATCCTTTTTACTGGAGTGATATGTTGCCAACAGGCCCAACATATACACAAACAGTAACTACTGTTACAGCAATTACAACCAGTGTTTTCAACACTCAGCAAACTTACAATTTTACATCAAGTAACTATCTAGGGCTGTTGGTTTATCTTACTAGAACCATTGACGGCCAATCAGTAACCACTTTGTTAGAACGCGATGTAGAGTATCGTGTAAGTACTGACAGTCCTACACTCACAATACTTGTTCCATTGGTTGTAGGTGATGTGGTAACTGTGCGTGAATATTCAAACACTGCTGGAAGTTTTGTACCCAATACTCCTAGTAAGTTAGGCCTGTATCCTAAATTCCGTCCTGCAATTTTCTTAGACACCAATTATGTAAATCCTACTGTGGTTATTCGTGGACATGACGGTAGTATTACTGTAGCATTCCAAGACTATCGTGATGAAATCTTGTTGGAATTTGAAAAGCGTATCTACAACAACATCAAGATGGATGACAATCCTATTCCATTGACAGTAGATGAAGTCATACCTGGTTTCTTCCGTACCACTGACTACACACAGACTGAGATAACAAATATCTTGGGTGAAAGTTTCTTGAGTTGGGTAGGATGGAACAAGTTAGATTACAAAACACAAGACTATGTGGCCAACAATCCGTTCACTTACAACTACAGTGATGCTGGAAGTAAACTGAATCCTGTAACTGATCAGGTCAGCAACTTGGATGAACAACCCTTGTTAGGTGCATGGCGTGGTATCTATCGTTACTTCTACGACACAGAAAGTCCTAACTACACTCCTTGGGAAATGTTGGGTTTCAGCGAAATGCCAGACTGGTGGATTGAACGTTATGGTCCAGCACCTTATACTTCAGACAACTTGGTATTGTGGGACGATCTTGAATCTGGCTATGTAGCTGATCCAGTGGCGCCATACTACCGTCCTAACTATGCTCGTCCTGGGTTGGTCAATGTTATTCCTGTGGGCACAGAAGGTCAATTATTATCACCACTTGAAAGTGTGGTAGGTGCTTATGATCCTACAGCATTCCGCAAATCCTGGCAGGTCGGTGATGGCGGCCCTGTAGAAGCTGCATGGTGGACTTCGAGTAGCTATCCGTTTGCGGTCATGCGTTTACTTGCCTTGACACGCCCAGCTGAATTCTTTGCCTTGTTTGCTGATCGTGACGATTATCGTTACAATGTAGAACTTGATCAGTACTTGTTCAATGGTCGTTATAGACTAGATGCCAACGGAGTTCCTGTTTACGGAAACGGACTCAGTGTTGCCAGTTACATTGACTGGATTGTTGACTACAATCAACAGTTGGGTCTCAACAGCACCACTGCATTAACTACAGCACTTAAGAATCTAGATGTGCGTTTATGCTATCGCATGGCATCGTTTACAGACAAACAGTACCTACAGGTTTACTTAGAGCGTTCTAGCCCTAACAGTTTGAACTCAAGCCTGTTGTTGCCAGACGAAAGTTACAATCTTTTACTTTACAAGAATCAACCATTTGCTGACATCAGTTACAGTGCCTTGATTGTTGAAAAAGTAGCCAATGGCTATGCTATATTTGGTTACAGCACAGTGATGCCATACTTCCAAATCTTGGTAAGTTCCAGCAACGGTGTGATGCAAAACATCACCTCAGGTGGAGCCACTGTACGTGTTCCTGCACAGTACACACAAACAGTGGCACAGATACCTTATGGTTATACCTTTACCAACACCACTGTGGTAGTAGACTTTATTTTGAGTTACGGCAAGTATCTTGAAACACAGGGTCTAATATTCAATGACCAGGAAAACGGTTATACATTGAACTGGGCACAGATGGCTTCAGAATTCTTGTACTTCACTGAACAAGGTTGGGCTGAAGGTACAATGATCAACTTGAACCCAGTGGCCACAACACTCAAGGCCTATCGTCCTGGCGCTATTGTAGATACTATTATCAGTACAACACCTGAAAACATGTTGTTGGATCAAAATCGAGGAGTATTGCCCACACGTGATTTGATTGTTGAACGCAACAGCAATGAATTCAGTATAACATCAACAACCAATCAAACAATTAACTTTTTACAGTTGCGCTTTACCAACTATGAAAACATGGTTGTCCTGGACAACGTCAGTATCTTCAATGACTTGATCTATGATCCAATTACTGCGGCTCGTCAAAATCGAATCAAGGTTGTGGCTTCAACTACCACAGACTGGGTAGGCGAGATAGATCCTCAAGGCTTTATCCTTAATCAAAACAATGTTAAAGAATGGAAACCTTATGTCAAGTACACCAAGGGCGAGATTGTTCTTTACAAAAACAACTACTGGCAAGCTGCCAATATTGTTCAGCCCAAAGAGACCTTTGACTTTAACGATTGGTACAAGAGTAATTACACCTTATTCCAGTCTGGACTCTTGCCTAACATTGCCAACAAGGCTGATCAGTTGGCCAACAGTTACAATATCAACACAGCCAACCTGGAACGTGACAACGACTTACTAGCCTATGGATTGATTGGATTCAGACCACGTCAGTACATGTCTGCCTTGAACTTGGATGATGTTACACAGGTCAACCTGTATCAACAATTCTTAGGCACCAAAGGTACACTACGAGCTGCGGAAATCTTTACCCGTGCCGATCTTGGCAAGGAAACAGGCGAATACAACATTTATGAAAACTGGGGTGTACTAGTTGCTACCTATGGTGCCAATGCCAACAAGAGTTTCTATGAATTGCAATTAAACGAAGCTGATCTACAAGCAGATCCTGGCACTATACAAGTTATCCAGCCGGGTCAAGACAGTGTAGCTGATCAAACTGTACAGCTAAACAATGTTTGGCGCAGTAGTTACAAGTTGACCAGCACAAACATATTGCCAACAACCTACGCAGTTGATCCTGAATTGAGTTTACCCACAGCAGGTTATGTCAGTTTAGATGATGTAGACATCACTGTATTCAGTCTAGACGATCCTACCAGCATTGCTGCCGACATCAACAACATTGGTATTGGTACCATAATTTGGGTAGCCAAAGTAAACAGCTACAACTGGGGCATCTATCGTTGCAGTCGCAAGGCTGGCCAAGTAACACAGATACAAGACAACCTCAATGGTACTGCTATTGCTTACTTTACTGAGGCACATGGACTCAAAGTTGGTGACTTGATTATTTTACGCTACTTTGGCAACGAGGACGGTGTTTATCGTGTGTTGGGTGTGCCTAGTGTTTTCAGCATAACCATTGCAATCAGTTTCTACAACACAAATCAAACCAGTACCACCGGTGAAGGCCTAGTATTTTATCTCGAAAGCCAACGTGTTACACAACCCAGTGACATTGTCAATCTAAGTTATGTTAAATCTCTGTTGCCTGGTGCTAAAGTTTGGATTGATAAAAATCCTGACGGCCTATGGGAAGTTTTGGAAAAAACAGAACCATTTACTGCTTTCCAAGAACTGTTGCCTATTCCTCCGGTTACCAACAGCGGTTATGGCATTAGCATTTCACAAAACCTCAATCACTTTGCTGCCTTGGTTGGTATGCCTGGCACCGGTACAGACACAGGTGTAGTACACACATATCGTAGAAGTGAAAATACCAGTTATGTCGACAACGTTATTTTAGAGTTAAATGCCACTGATGTAGCCGGCTACGGTGCCAGTGTAGACTTTGGTAATTCTAGTTGGGCTGCTGCTGGCGCACCAAGAAGTAACAACGGTGCAGGTTATCTCAATACCTTATATCTCGTTCCTGGCTCTAACAACTATAAACAAACTCAACTGTTGGTAGCACCCGATCAAGAATTTAACTCAGTTGCCTTTGGATACGCTGTGGCACTCAGTCAAGACGAACGTTGGATGTATGTAAGTAGTCCTGGTGTAAATCGTGTGTATGCCTATAATCGTGTAGACGTTGAATCTCAGTTGGCAGCCTATGTAGCAGATGGCACTAACTTAATTTACAATTACAGCGATACAATTCAAATTGATTCAAATTATCCTGAACAGTTGGTTGTAACGGTAGACACTGTTACTGCCATATATCAAACAGACTATGTGGTATCAGGTGGAAACGTTATCTTTACTACCGCACCTAGTCTAGGTGCCGTGATTAGAATTACACGCAGAACTGGTGTACAGATTGATCAACAAATTTATTACAATGTATTGCCCAACACCAACACTGGCGGCGGCTCTGGAGCTATATTCACAGTGGCAAACACTCGTGGAGTTTACTTCCCTACATTGACCAATGCTGGCATTAACTTCAATACCGGCGATGTGTTGACAATCAGCTATACTCAAATTTGCCCAACAGGTAGTGCAGCCAACGACTTGACCATTACCATTGACAGCGTTTATGCTGGTGGTGTAATCAATACATTTACTGCTACCGGTACAGGTATTACAAACACAGCAACGTTTGAATTGAATCCATACCTTTACACAGCCAGCAACATTTATGCGTTTACAGTGTTAGTTGATGGCGTGTTGCAACGTCCGCATCTTGATTATGATTTCAACAACGACAGCAACGACGTTACCTATGACATAACTTTTGAACCAGCATCATTACCACCAGCTGGCGCTGTGATAACAGTGACTGCCGATACCTACTGGAAATATGTTGCTTCAATTGATTCTCCAACTGTGGATGCAAATGCAGAATTTGGTTCTACAATCAGTACAGGCCTAACTGGACGACAACTGATTATAGGTGCTCCAGGAGAATCCGATACTGGTGTGGCCAATTGTGGCGCTTCCTATGTGTATGATCGTAGTGTAGTATCTTATCAGATAACCAATACTGCTCAAACAACCTATGCTATTCCTGGCAGTTTCAACGAACCAGTTTCAGTATTGTTGAATGGTACTTTCCTGACCAATACTGATCAATTTTTAAATGGACAATTTACAGTCACAGGCAGTAATGTTGTGTTGTCCTCATCCGTGGTGCTGACTGTGGGCGATATCTTGGAAATTGAAACCAATCAGTTCCAACTGTTGGAAAGACTAACAGCAGGTTATACCACTCCACAGGCAACTCAATATGCTACAGCAGTCAAGTTCTCTCATGCTGAAAACATGTGTTTTGCAGGTGCTCCTCGTGATACCAATATTGCTGTTCAGTGTGGATCAATTTATACCTATGTAAATCAAGCCAAAGAGTATGGTGTAGTTACTACTACGGTTGCTAACCCTACTCTAACTAATGGCAACACTATTCGCATTAACAATTTTGAAGTTGCGGTTCCTAACTCGCCAAATCAAAACATAGCAGGATTGGTAGCAGCAATTAATGCAGCCAACATACCCAATGCTACTGCCATGCTTACACCTGATTTGACTTTTGTGGGCGATGGGTATACCAAGGTATTTGATGTTGGAACCATCTATTCTGCTGCCAGTGCATACACCACAGTGGTGTATGTAGACAACGTGCTCAAGACAGCCGGCGTAGACTATACCTATAACAATACTACTCAACAAATAAACTTTGTTACAGCACCTGGCGCCAAGAGTGTTATCTTGGTAGTGTCGGGTCGCATGACAATCAGTGTTAAAAATGCTTTAGCCGCCGAACCCAAGAACATGTTGACTGTTCTTCCTGGTGTAATTGGCACAACCTACGATGATCTTGGATTCAATACCTATGTATTCACCCAAGAAATTGTTCCGCCAGTTGCTCAGGACTTTGCATATTTTGGTAGTTCCATTGATATCAATACCGATGGTAATAATTTAGTAGTAGGTGCACCAAATGGCAATGCTATCGAGCCTGTGATTTTTGACGGTGGCGAAACATACTTTGATGATCGTAGTACTACATTTATTTCCACAGTGATCAACAGTGGCGTTGTGTACACTTACGACTATCTACCAAGCTATAATCAGTCAGCAACTAATCCAGGACAATTTGCGTTTGGTCAGCAAGTTTACAACTCTAATGTAAAAACTAGTGATCAATTTGGTGCCGCAGTTAATTATACCAGTGGTAGATTACTGGTAGGTGCTCCTGGCAGTGATCTTGATTCTGTAGCATTAAACTATGGACAAGTCAGTGTATTTGACAACACAACTGATCAACCAGTTTGGCAAGTCAAACACTTACAAGAAGCACAAGTGGACACAAATCTTATCACAGGTGTTTATGCCTATGACAAATTGTTGAGCAAGACCACAACCTATTTTGATTTTATCAATCCGTTACAAGGCAAGATACTGGGTGCCGCACGTAGAAACATTGACTACATTGGTGCAGTAGATCCAGCACAATACAATGTAGGCACAGTACATAATGTTGGTAATTCATGGGCCAAAGAACACGTTGGTGAAATCTGGTGGGACACAGACACAGTGCGTTTTATTGATCCAAGTCAAGACAGTATAACCTATGCAAGTCGTCGTTGGGGACAAACATTCCCAGGCAGTCGTGTAGATATCTACCAATGGGTAGCTAGTAGTGTTACTCCAGTAAACTATACTGGCCCTGGTACTCCGTTGAGCACAACCAGTTACACTGTTAATACTGCTCTTAATCAACAAAACATCATTGAGACCACTTACTATTTCTGGGTACGTGGCATTACTTCTATTGACACAGGCGCAGGTAAAACTCTCAGTACCACTGGTATTGCCAGTTATATTGAAAGCCCACGTACCAGTGGCATTCCTTACATTGCTGCTCTTAACTCCAGCACAGTTGCAATCTACAATGCTCTTGACTTGATTTCGGCACAAGACACAATCTTGCACATTGGTTACGATCGCCAGGCCTTAGGAAGCGACAACAACATACACCAAGAATATCAATTTGTTGCAGCTGGTCGTCCAGATAGTTTCTTGAATGCTACCTTGTATCGCAAACTACAGGACAGTTTCTGCGGTGTTGATGAAGCCGGCGCTGCCGTTCCAGATCCAACACTAAGTCCAGCTGAACGTTATGGTGTACAATTCCGTCCACGTCAGAGCATGTTTGCAGATCGTTTTGCTGCACTTGAAAATTACTTGACACGTGTTAACAAAGTTTTGGCACAGTTCCCAATTACCGAAAGCCGCAGTTTTTCATTGTTGAACAGCAGTGAGCCAGAGCCAAGTAGTAATTCAGGTGCCTGGAACAAACGTGTGGCCAACTTAGAAGAACTAGGCTATCAAAATCTTGCTGTAGTTCCTATTGGCTACTTGTACTTGGTAGTGTCAGACAGCACACAACAAGGTCGCTGGACCATTTATCAAGTTGAAAATGGTTTATTGCCAGGCGAACGAGTATTAAATCTAGTTCGTATTCAAAACTACGATACCAAACTGTATTGGCAACACATCAACTGGTATTTGCCAGGATACAACAGCACAATTCAGCCTCTAGCTGAAGTTGCAAATCGCAGTGGCTTAGATACTCTTACTCTAGAAGATGTACCTGTTGGCGGCAGTGCAAAAGTTACAGCTAATGGACAAGGCAAATTTGAAATTTATCTACGTGCTGACACTGGTTGGTCTCGTGTGGGTCTACAAGATGGTACCATTGAATTCAAAGAAGAATTATGGAACTACGGTGTTGGTAACTTTGGATTTGACGTTGAAATTTTTGATGCTCAGTATTTTGACCAAGAGCCTGTAATTGAAACACGCAAAATTATTCAAGCCATCAACGAAGAACTGTTAATTGATGATTTGTTGATCGAGCGCAACAGTGCGTTAATATTGATGTTTAACTTTATCTACGGAGAATTTACAACTCCGGAATGGTTAATGAAGACCAGTTTGATTGATGTTGAACACAAGATTCGTGCATTGATTCCGTTCCAGGCCTTTATGCAAGATAATCAGACCTTTGTGTTGGATTATATTCAAGAAGTAAAACCTTATCACGTTCAAGTTCGTGAATTTAATTTGGCTTACTATGGTCAAGATACCTACCCAGGTAGCCTAACAGACTTTGACGTTCCTGCTTACTGGAACACAGCCTTGCCTATTCCTCAGTATGTAAGCCCAGTACTATTGCCGTATGATCACGCCTTGACTTCAGTACAGAATGATGTCAGTGACACTCCAAGTAACGCTGAAGTTTGGACTCTTGATCCATGGAAGCAATGGTATAACAATTATCTACTAGGCATACAGAGTGTGACTGTGGCATCGGGTGGCGCAGGATATGTTACTGCACCTGAAGTTATTGTTACAGGAACCTGCATAACTCCAGCTACTATGACAGCAGTTATCAACAGTGCTGGACAATTGGTAGCAGTCAACATTGTCAACCCTGGTGAAGGCTACAGTACCACTGCTACATTAACTATTTCCGGCGGCGGTATTCCAACTGATTGGATCTATTGGGAACCATTAGTGGCTGTTACTACCAACGCCTATATCAATCAAGACAACAACATTTATCGCGTGGCCAACAACGGAGTATTAGGAACCATACCTCCGCAAGGTGCAGAAGATCAAGCCAACGGAACTGTGGCATTGGTCTATGTTGGAACCATTGCGTTGGCAGTAGCATTAATGGGCAACGATCTTGTTCGTTCAATTAAAACTGTAATCAAGTACGACCGTTGTGAATACACAAGTCAGATAATTGAGTGGCAACCCAATACCACTTATGTTACAGGAACACTTGTGCGCTATCAAGACAGTACAGGTCAGGTCACTGTATGGTCAGCTAACAGTACAGTAAACACATCAATTTTTATAACCAGCGATTGGACCTTGGTTGATGCAGACACCCTAAGCGGTGCAAACCGCACTATGGGTTACTATTCTCCTACTCCTAACGAGCCAGGATTAGATTTACCATTGTTGATCAATGGAATTAGTTACCCTGGCGTTCAGGTCAAAGGACCATTGTACAATCAAAACACTGGCTTTGACGTTGGTAATTTTGACATCAATCCATTTGACAACATAAGTCTTGATGCCAACGGCTTGCCAACATACGATTATGGTATTTTAGATACTTTCTATGCCAGTTACTATGGCACACCTGCAACAGGACCAATTCCAACTGGCACAGCTCCTACAGATATCAATGTAGATGGTGGTGCTTATATTGATACCTACAGCAGTCATGCTCCAGAAGAACTAGTACCCGGTAGTGAATTTGATACCTTAGATTTCCGTGTTTATACCACACCAGGTAGTGACTGGTCAGGCGACGGACACGGATTCCCTACAGCAACACGCCGTTATGTGTATGATCCAGCCGATCCGTACCTAGATTTCAGTGGCATGCTACCATATGCATTTACTGTAAGTTTGTTTAATGTTACCACAGGTGTTGTAGTTGATCCTAGCATCTATGATCCTGCTGCATTTTATTGGCCAACCTACACTATTAACCTAACTGGTATTGCTGCTACAAATGTTATTCAACCAGGGGATACTCTTGAAGTATTAGTAACTGGCATTGGTGGTGGCAATCAATTGTATTTGAATACCTATCTTGGCAGTGAATTGACCAACGGCAACACGGTTACAGTACCTTTCAACATAGACATGATCAGTGAATTTGCTATCTGGAACGGCGAAATACCTTTGTTCAATGGAGTAGATTACACCTATGCCGCTGGCGTAGGAAATCAAACCATAGTCACATTCACAGCAACATATAATGATACCAATCGTATCAATCTTTGTACCTTGGGTTATGCTGCAACAGGACCAACACACAGTTGGAGTTTACCAGTATTCCAAACTTTCATTGCTGATGGTAGTTTAACTTATAATCTAGCTTCGTATGCTAGCCTGCAAGGCACCAATGTACCCAATATCATTGTAGAACGCAATGGTGTTCGTGCTAGACCTTATGAAGGCGCTCGCTATGTCAGCGACGGCAGTACAGTAACTTATGATTTGCCATGGTCAGGCAACTACAGTCAGGCCTTGGTAGCCGACAACGATGTTGCAGTTTATATTAACCAGACTGTATTGGTATTGGGTGTGGATTTCTTTGTTGACCCATACACTGTAAGTCCTCGCACTGTAACATTAGCAACTGCTCCAACTGCTGGACAAATAGTTTTGATCAGTGTAAGAACAGTAGCTCAATATTTTATCAGTGGCAATCAAATTACGTTCCAACCAAGCCAAGGACTAAATCCTCAGGCAGGAGACACTATTACTATTATTACCTGGAATGATCCAACAGAACAGGGCATATACACACAGGTATTTGTTGGCCCAACTAGTCAAGGTATCACTGTCAGTGAAGGCTACGACGAAACAGATTTTGACGTAGGAACAGTAACTGGAGATCCTGGATCGTTTAGTTATCAAGCCGGAGCAGTAGTTCAGACCAATAGATTTGACACAGGTCGTACCATAGCAGATCCTACAAGACTGTTAGTGACATTAAATGGTAATTTCATTGCCTACGGTGATGGCTACACCATTGATGGTAGTTATATTGTACTCACTGGCCCGATAATTAGTCCAACAGCTACCGTGGTTGTGACCAGTTTCACTAATACCGTAGTTAATAGTGGCATGGCGTTCCGTATCTTCCAAGACATGCGTGGACTTCAACAAACTTATCGTATTACTCCAAGCACAACAACAACATTGGCACAGCCGCTGTTGGCAACCGACGATGTGATTTATGTGACCAATGCCAGCGCATTAAGCCAGCCAGAAGTAGATATCAATATCTGGGGAGTGGTCACAATCGACGGTGAGCGTATCATGTATCGCGAACGTGATCTTGTAAACAACACAGTCAGCAGTTTATTACGTGGCACCGCAGGTACTGCAACCACAGACCATACAACAGGGTCATTGGTTTATGATATGGGACTGGGCAATTTGTTGGCAGAACAATATCAAAACTATGTGGTCAGCAACATTGACACAGACACTAGACAATTCCCGTTAGGTGATGGTAGCACCACAGTGTTTACAGCTCCATCAATTGATTTAGGCACAGCCGAAGATAGCACTAATTTAGAATTGGCAGTGGAAGTTTACGTAGGTGGCATAAGATTGATGTCGGGTTATACTATAACCGGGTCTGATCCAGTGGTTATTACATTTGCCACTGCACCAGCTAGTGGTAGTGCTGTGTCTATATTGGTTCGCCGTGGAGTAGATTGGTATAATCCAGGTATAGGTGAGCCCAGTGATGGTGTTCCGTTGCAAGATACTAACAATCCTATTGCAAGGTTTTTACGGGGCCAAATATAGGGCTAAATAAATCATGACGCAAAATACCCAGACAAATCAACCACAACAGCCAGCACCAAAACCGGCCAACGATACAGGTAGTATCAGTGTTGAGGGTTTTGTAAAGATATTTGATCCAAACACCAAAGAGAAATTTGTGGAGAAACGAGCATGATTATTCAACCCGGACTGGCAAAAATTGAAGGATTTGTAAAGATTACAGATCCTGTTTCCGGCGAAATTTTAGTAGATAAAAAGAACGCCATTCATTATGAGAACATTTCCATAGCAATGGCACAGACACTAAGTGATCGTAACTTGGGTTACATCTACTTGATGGCATTCGGCAACGGTGGAAGCGCAGTAGACCCTACTGGAGTTATCACTTATTTGCCCCCAAACACCACTGGTCAGAACGCAGACTTGTACAACCAAACCTATGCTAAGGTAGTTGACGATAATAGTGCTGCCGACACAGATCCAAATTACAACAAAATGACAGTACTCCATACCTCGGGTAATGTTTACACTGACATTTTAGTAACATGCTTGCTGGACTACGGCGAGCCAGCAGGGCAACAAGCATTTGATAATAGTACCAATTTTAACGGTGAATTTGTATTTGATGAACTAGGCTTAAAGTGCTGGAACGGAAGTGCCACAGATTTACGCTTGATTACTCATGTTATTTTTCACCCTGTGCAGAAGAGCTTAAACCGTCAGATTCAGATAGATTACACGCTAAGAATCCAGACATTGACTAATTTAAGCGCCGCATAAATATGTATAGATTATCTTGCGATAAATAAGAATAGGACGGAGTAACATAAATGGCATATACAATTAACTTAACAAATGGCACCATCTTTGCAACAATCCCAGATGGCACCATTAACACATCAAGCTCACAGACCCTAATCGGCAAAAACTATGCTGGATATGGTCAGTTCTTAGATGACAACTTTATTCATCTCTTGGAGAATGGTGCAAACAGCACACCTCCTGGAAATCCATTGACAGGTCAGTTGTGGTGGGATACCGCAAACGGCTTGCTCAAGGTCTATAACGGCACCACATTCAAGACAGTTAGTAGTACAACTGCTCAAGCCAGTGCTCCAACCAGTAACGTAACTGGTGACTTATGGTACGATACAACTAATCAACAGTTAAAAGTCTACACAGGTAGCACATGGTTGGTAGTTGGTCCTGCGTACACAAGCGGCACAGGTGTTACTGGTGCAATCGCTACAACAATCATTGACAACACAAGTACAAGCCACGTGGTTATTGAGTTGTTTGTCAATGATAGTATCGTTGGTATTATTTCCAAAGACGCTGCATTTACTCCGCAAGTAGCGTTGACTGGCTTTACTACTGTACGTCCTGGTATCACATTGTCAACATTGGTTGGTTCACAGATTCCTTTGTTCCAAGGTACAGCAACATTGGCACAAGGCCTTGTTGGTGGTCAGCCATACATGCTCAACAATGCTAACACAAGTACAACAGGTACAGTTAGTGTATTGAACAACTCAGGTTTATTTGTTGGTACAAACAGCGACTTCAATGCTTATGTAAGTGGTACAAGTGTATTCCTTGCTAACCAAACAGCCAATGGTAACATGTACTTCCGTGTCAACGTAGCAGGTACTCCAACAAATGCATTAACAATTAATGGTAGTACAGGTGTTGTAAGTGGTAATCAAATCAACGCCAACTACGCTGACGTTGCAGAACGTTTCCATGCAGACACAGAACTTGAAGCTGGCACAGTAGTTGAGCTAGGTGGCACAGCTGAAATCACCAAAGTTAGTGCAGAATTAAGTGATTCTGTGTTTGGTGTGATAAGTACAAAAGCTGCTTATTTGATGAACAGCGCCGCAGGCTCAGACGCTACACATCCCCCAGTTGCAATGACTGGACGAGTTCCTGTTAAAGTTATCGGTTTAGTTAACAAAGGCGATCGTCTTGTAAGTGCTGGCAATGGTTACGCTCGGGCTGCACGTGCAGGCGAAGCAACAGCATTCAATGTAATTGGTCGCGCTTTGGTCAGCAAGTCTGACGCAGGCGAAGGCACAGTTGAAGCCATTGTTACAATCAAATAATTTTAGGAAAGAACAATGACATATTCAACAGGTGGTTTAATTCAAGCAACAGACTACAATGGTTTTGTAGCTAACGTAGCAGCAAACTGTATCAACCAGGTCTGGGCAACTGGATCCACTGACAGCGGGTGGGGTCAAACTACCATAGCAAACGTATCAACAGGTGGAACAGTAACAGCTACTCAGTGGGCAACATTGGTAGCTAACTTGGCCAGTATGGGAAGTCAAACCAACGTAGCAATTACTTCTAGAACACAACCATCAGCTGGTAACACTATTAGTGTATTGGCCAACGTACAGACTGACATCAACAACGTCACTGCTGCTCGTGGAAATGCTGCCGCATCTGGAACAACCAGCTCAACTTGGACCGGTAACATTGCCAAGCTAACTGGTACAGGTTCTGGTACAGCTGCCTGGACAATCACATTTACAAGTACAACTACATTCCCAAGTGCTGATCAAGCACGTTATTTCTGGAATGCAGGTGGTTTAGTTCGTATTGACATGAGCAAGTCTAGCACTGGTACTGACACAGATCCAGACTGGAACACATTTATTGGCACAGTAGGTACACTTTACATGAGTGGTCGTGTTAACGGTGCTGCACAAACAATCGCTGGTACAAGTTATACAGGCTTTACACGTGTTGGCGGTTCTGGCACACCAAGTCCAAACTTGACAACTACAGGTTGGTACACATTGGTTGCTAACGCGGCGCCTACAACAATGTTCCAATTGAACAACTCAGTTAGTCCATACAGTGGTGAATACGTTCGTGTTACTGCTGCAAAAAACGCCGCAGCAACTACATTAACTTTGGTAACTACCTGGGTTAGTGACGGTAGTGTGGGCGCAGGTACAAGTGCTACTATCAGTGGTGGTACAGACACACCAAGTCCATACACAACATTTGGTACAGCACCTGCTGTATTGGTACGTTACATTCCACCAAGTACAACTTATCTTACCAACAGTTGGGGTACTCCGACTATTGCTGCAACTGTAGCCTAACGGCACTGTAGCTTTACCAAAAGCCCCGCAAGGGGCTTTACCTTTTCCGCTTTTTGTAGTATAATAATCCTATGGATACTGAAAACTTAATCGCACATAGTCGTGCTCGTTTTGAACACGCAGCTGCTAAACGCCTGCTCAAAGAAAAATATCAAGGCAAACTAACATTTGCTCACGCAGGAGGTATGTGGCTTGCTGGGCCTGAACTGTTAGCTACATTGGCAGCTTGTACCGGTCCAACATCTGTGTTGCTTGACTTGTATGACACACCTGTTAAAGTTGTTCCTAATGAGTTTCGCGATATTGTGCGCACACACTGGCAAGAACAAATGAACGCTTGGCTAGTAGAATACGAAACCATATCAAAAAATAGATGACCACTGGCGCATTAATCTTTGCCTACAACAATGAAAAGACAGACTATGTTGCCATGGCCGCATGGTGCGCTGAAAACATACGCAGACATCTTGATATTCCGGTAGCACTAGTAACTGATCGCCCCACTGAATTAAAGTTTGAGCAGGTGATCATTGCCAATTCAGATGGCAAAAATAGTCGATGGTTTGGAGATTACGAAACTACAGTCACTTGGCACAACGGTTCAAGAGTCAATGCATATGAACTTAGTCCATGGAGTCAAACTTTAGTTTTGGATGCTGATTATGTTGTGGCCAGCAATCAATTACGAACTGTGTTGGACAGTCGACAAGACTTTCTGGCGCATCGCTGGGCCTATGACATTACTGGACTACATGACTTTACAGATCTAAACTACTTTGGCGCATACAACATGCCCATGTGGTGGGCCACTGTCATGATGTTTAGGCGCAGTGAACAGGCTAGATTAATATTTGAAACTATGAACATGGTTAGAGATAATTGGAATCACTATAGAAATATCTACAACAACAGGCTCACTGCTTATCGCAATGATCATGCCCTGACTATTGCCCTGGGTGTAGTCAACGGACATGTACTTGACCATTCTGGTATACCCTGGAACTTAGCCAGTCTAACACCGGATCACAAGCTAACACAGCTGGCACCAGATCACTATCGTGTAGACTTTGTAACCTCAGAGCAGAAACCGCGTTGGATTGAATTGCGTGGTCAAGACTTTCATGCCATGGGCAAGAAAACATTAGGAGACATAGTTGCCAATCCTTGCTGAACGTGGCTACGTTATTCCAGCCTTTGGTGATGTATATGTCAAGTGTGCCGAACGCTTGGCCGATAGTATTCGTCAGTTTCATCCTGAAGCTGATATTACCATTGTAACTGAAAATATGTTGCCTTATGGCCGCCAGGAAGGATTTGCAGATGATTGGCAAATGTTTGCTGTAAGTCCTTATAGACAAACTATTAAACTAGAAGCAGACATGATTTGCGCCAGCCCAATCGATCATTGGTGGACACTGTTTGAACGACGCGATGTAGTTATTAGTCAAGGCGCTAGAACATTCTACGATGAAAAAGCCACGTCTAGAAACTATCGTAAGATATTTGACGAGAACAACCTACCCGATGTGTACAATGCCATTACTTACTGGCGTGTAAGTCAAACTGCCAAGGATTTTTTTGTTTTGGTACGTGGTATATTTGAAAACTGGTCTGAGTACAAAAGATTACTCAAGTTTCCCGATGATGAGCCAACCACTGATGTTGTTTATGCTGTGGCCGCTGTGATCATGGGCGAGGAACAAGTGACACTACCCGCAGGCCTGGGTCCAACCATTGTACACATGAAACGACATATCAACCGTCTACACTCCGAAGACTGGACCAAGGAACTGATATGGGAAAACAATCCATTAAGAATCAACACAGTGGCGCAATGGGGACTAGTACACTATCACATAAAGGACTGGATCGATGAGTAAAGATCAAGCCCTGACTGAAGCAGAATTTTGGGCTATATTAACAGCACCCATACCAACCAAACCAATCTTTTTTAGACTGTATTACAATGAGGACGGCACTCCTATTTGTTACAGCATGGAGGACATGCCGCATAATTATATAGAGATCGATGCAGAAATGTTTCATCGAGGCCCTTTAAATGTTCGTGTGGTAGATGGAAAAATCAAAGAACTTAAACCAGCCAGTATAGTAAAAAAACTCACGCCCAGCGACACTGGAACACCTTGTTCGCCTAACGATATCTGTATTGTGGTCAACGAAACACAACCACACACCAAATGGAGTATGACAACATATGACACAAATTGACGTTGCAGACTTAGACTGCATTTACCTTAGTTACGATGAACCCATGAAAGAAGAATTTTGGGTCAAGATCAAAAACATAGTGCCCTGGGCTGTGCGTGTAGACGGAGTCAAAGGTTCAGATGCCGCACACAAAGCAGCCGCCAAGGCCAGTACCACAGAACGTTTTATTCTTATTGATGGGGATAATATTCCATACCCAGAGTTTTTTAATCAGACGTTGGTATTCAAAGATGCGGAATGGGAGTCAGCAGTGTATCGCTGGCGTGCCAAGAACAACATCAACGGACTCATGTACGGCAATGGTGGCGTCAGTAGCTGGACCCAAACATTTGTTAACAACATGCGTACACATGAAAATACAGATGGATCGGCTGAAAACGATGTAGAGTTTTGTTTCTATCCCAACTACTGGGCCATGCACGATTGCTTCAGTACCACATTCCCTAATCAAAGTGAGTTTCATGCTTGGCGTGCCGGGTTCCGTGAAGGTGTCAAGATGTGCTTAAACAAGGGTCGACGTCCTGATGTAAATGAGTTTCGAGATCAAGTGCATCAACGCAACCTGGACCATCTAACCATATGGCAAAACATTGGTAGAGATGCTGACCATGGTATCTGGTCCATTGCAGGAGCACGTATGGGCACCTACATGACCATGCTGACTAATTGGGATCATAAACTGGTACAGGACTTTGATGCATTAACTGACTTATGGAAAACTGTAGAGTCTAGTGATCCTGAACTACTAGCAGGACGTGTGGCCGAAGACCTAGAGCAACAGTTAGACTTACCTATCAGCATGTACGGTCCAGAAGAAAGCAAATTCTTCAAGTATCACTATCGTAGTAACTGGCACAATCAAGGCATAATGACTAGAGAAATGGATGTGATCCGACGTCAGGAAGGTTGGTAATGACCTGGACCTGTGGTGCTATTGATCACGGTGTAGTGTTTCACAGCAATGGCACCATTGCACCCTGTTGCCTGATCGATTATTCATACAGAAAACCTGTTGAGTTGTTAACTCAAGATCCATTTCAAGATCTACGCACAGGAACACCTGCTGCGGTTTGTCATAGATGCGTTGAAGACGAAGCCAACAACCTGCCTAGTTATAGGCAATCATTCACACCTAATTCTGGTGCTGGTATTCAATTTTTAGATATCAGAAACACCAATCTCTGTAATATAAAATGTCGAAGTTGTGACCCTGACAACAGCAATCAAATTGCCCAGGAAAGGCAGCTGGTCAAGACCCTGATTAAACAAGACATCATGCCGTTCAAGGATTACCTGTTTACTTCAGACCTACAGCGAATGTACTACACTGGAGGAGAACCTTTGATCAATCACGAGCACTGGGAAATTTTACAGATGTTGGTTGATAAAGGCCTAAGCCACAACATACAGCTACAGTACAACTCCAACCTAACCGTGCTTAAATACAAAACACTTGACATATTTGATCTGTGGAAAAACTTTAAATCCGTAACATTTGCTGCCAGCATAGACGCAGTAGGCGACAAGGCTGAAATCATAAGGTCTGGAACCAACTGGAACACAGTAAAAGAAAATCTACAACGACTCAAAACTTTTTCACAGTCCTACCGAGCATTTGCTTTGGAAATACACTGTACAGTTAGTTTGATGAATATCTGGTATGTTGCTGAGTTGTTGGAATATTTCAAAGAAGAAAAGGTCCGATTGTTTCCGCTCACTTACCCTGATTACCTGTGTTTGTCAGCCTTGCCTGAGGATCTCAAAGAGCTGGCTGAGCAGTGCCTAACTGATATAGAAAATTTAGGTTACAATAAAAACTCATGCCAGCTTATTCGTAACAAGTTAGAGCAGGATCAAACACAGTTGTTTCCTGTGACCCTGCTACAAATAACCTACTTAGACAAACTAAGAAATGAAAATTTATTAGATATCTTGCCAGGCAATTTTAAAAAGCACATATGGAAAACAATTTCTTAAACAACAAAGGCGATTCGATCAAGAACAACTTCAAAAGTCAGTTCTTAAACGGTGCTGAAGAAATGAAAGAGGCCCTGGGTCCTGCCATGTGCTTGGCCAAATGGAAGCAAGTAAGCCTGCACCTAACCACAGGACTCAACAACTCCTGTTACCATCCTCCGTTGCATCCGATTGACAGCAGTCTACTAGCAGACAATCCTAGTGCATTACATAATACTCCGCACAAGAAAGAACAGCGCCGGATTATGTTAAAACAAGAGCGCCCGCAAGAGTGTAGTTATTGTTGGACCATGGAAGACAACGGTAAACTAAGTGATCGTCATTATCGTTCAGGTGAACCATGGGCCGCCAAAGACTTTGCTACCATAATGAATTCAACAGGAGATGAAGATGTTACCCCTAGCTATATGGAAGTTAATTTCAATCACGTTTGTAACTTGGCTTGTAGTTATTGCAGTCCGCAATTTTCAAGCACTTGGCAAGCTGAGATTGACAAGTGGGGTGGATACCCTACAAGCACTACTCATAACGATCCTAGCCATTTCACCGGTCGTAATAAGCCTATCCCTGTTAGCCATGATAATCCTTATGTAGAAGCTTTCTGGGCGTGGTGGCCTACAGTATACCCTGAACTGGAACACTTCCGTATGACCGGTGGTGAGCCGCTATTAGACAAGAATACCTATCGTGTGTTTGACTATGTCCTGGCCAACCCCAGTCCTAAACTGCATTTAAACGTAACGTCAAACTTTAGTGTAGATGAAAAGTCTTGGGAAAAATATTTAGGTTATGTTAAACAGTTATGCGAAGGTGAGAAGATTGAACACTTCATGCAGTATGTTAGCCTAGATGCCTGGGGCGCACAAGCTGAATACATACGCCACGGCCTGGATTTCGAACTGTTATGGAGTCGTGTCAATCAGTTCCTAACAGAAATACCCGGACGTAACAGCGTTACATTTATAGTGACCATGAACAATCTCAGTGTCACTACCTTGGACCAACTGTTCGATGGTATCTTACGCTTGAGAGAACGGTACAGCACAACCTATCAGCGGGTATGGTTTGATACTCCAGTACTGCGTCAACCCACTTGGCAACGCTTGGACATCATGCCCGAAAGTTATGCGTCACGCTTGGATCAACTATGGGCCTGGATGCTGAGACATCAAGAAACTGCTACAACAAGATTCAAAGGATTCAAGGACTATGAAATTGCTAGACTAGACAGAGATATTGCCTGGATGCGTTCAGGCAAACAACAGAATCATGATCAGGCCAAAGCTGACTTTTATCGTTTCTTTAGCGAAGCAGATCGTCGACACGGCACAGACTTTTTAAAGACCTTTCCAGAAATGTCCTCCTGGTGGAAGGAGTGCGAATACCATGCTAGGCAATCGTAGACTTGTAGTAGATACCATGAGCGAAGTTTATAACTTGCTCAAGCCCTGGATTGATCAATCATTTTGGGATCTTAAAAAAGTCAATCCAGTTCCGGGTTCTATCTACGTATTTGGACGGCAACATTTTTTAGATTTCTTGCCAACCATTCGCGAACTGGCCGAAACAGGCAAATATATTCTGGTGTTTGGTAACAGTGCAGAAGGAGCCTGGACACTGGAAAGTCAATTACGACAGCTCAAGATCGACGACTTGGTCAGACAAAAGAAAATACTAGTAATTGGTGGTGCAGAGCTGGATCCTGAATATGATGTATTGACTCACGAACATTTTTTAACACACATCCTGGACTACGAAGAAAACATAACAGCACAGCAACACACAGAAGAAATATTTAACAAGACTGACAAGCCCTACAAGTTCCTGTTCCTAAACGGTCGTGCCAGACCGCATCGCAAATATCTATACGAAAAGCTCAAACGCACAGGCGCACTAGAGCACAGCCTTTGGACCATGTTGGACAGTAAACCCAGTGGACAGCGATACTTTAGTCTAGTAGAAAATGGTGTCAATGTAGTGTCAACTGAAACAGTATTGCAACGTCTGCCTGACGAGTATGAAGTTCCTCAGTATCGTAATCCCACATTTGGGCACATCGAACCCGGGTTCACATTCCTCAAACAAGAACTGTTTCGCCGCGAGTGGGGCGACATATATCTAACACCAGAACCCTATCGTGACACTTACTTTTCCTTGGTAACTGAAACCATATGTGCTGAAAGTCCTTACAGTTTCCGCACAGAAAAAATAGCCAAACCCTTGACCATAGGACATCCGTTTATAGTGGCCAGCAACCGAGGTTTTTATCGTGACCTACACGATTTAGGATTTCGTACTTTTGGGCATGTCGTAGATGAATCGTTTGATCAGATAGACAATCATCAGGATCGTATGGATCGTATAGTAGACATTGTAACAGACTTGTGCCAACAAGATCTTGCAAGTTTCTTAAAAGAATGTTATACTGTATGTAAATACAATCAACAACGCCTGGCCGAACTGCAACAGGAAGTTCGACAAGAATTCCCCCAACGCTTTGAGCAATACATAAATGAACGATCTAGAGTTTAAACAACAGGTCTTAGACCCCAAGGGTACCTTTTGCG